GAAGCAATCATGGATCACCATCATGTCGCTGATTTTCTGGTCGGCGCAGTCGAGAACTGTATGGGTTAGATGTGATGCGTCTATGCTATGAATGTAATTGGGGCTTGATCCTTGAACTGCCCGGCGGGTTTGGATTTCGTCAGTCTCATAAGGCATTCGGGTTGCGATAAAGTTCCCATCAAGTTGGGTCATAACTCGCCTTGTGTTCACCTTGAGATAATTTTGAAGAACTCTAAACCCGCTAGGAGATTCCCATGTTAGTGGCAATCCGTTGTGTGCATACTCCCGTGCGGCATCCCGTATCCAATCCATAACTTCGTTAGCGCATCCCATAGTTTTTTGGATCGCCTTGTCGATGTGGTCTGCCAAATAACCAGCTTCCTTCCAGCCGGTAGGTCTTGGGCCTGTCGCCTGCCAAGGATATTTCTTTCCAGAAGCAAGTCCATCCTCAACCATCTCCGCAACGTATTGACGCATGGCAGTTTTAGTCCCGCCGTAGGGGATTATCATGATGGGGCGTTTGCATATCTTTCGGTCCACTCCCCACTCAAGCCAACCCTTTGCAACGGAATGCCCCTGTTGTGCATCGGCTTCTACTAGCTCATTCACCTCATCTGCAACCGCTTGGTAAATATCTTGGGGAACCTCACTCGGCATTAGATTGGTCAGGTGCGCTCCTACTGGGTCGAGCATGAGGGCCGAAAAGTGCTGAAGTCCGTTGTTAGATCCATCCATCTGGATTGGCAGTTGGGACTTAAAGCCTTTTTTGTCCATTGTGTAACGCTCCCACTCCATGCAGAATGCTAGGAACTGAAAGGGCTTATCTGCTTCGGTCCACCATTGCCACTCAAGCGGAGACTCGGCGGCTTTCACAATAATTCGCTCGTTCTCTTGCACCCACTTGTGTCTCTCTAAGAGGGAAACTTTGTCGTTGCCATACATTCCTGCGCCGTGGGATGCAAACAAAAGTTCAGACTCCTTGGATCGGATCGGCAAACCTTGATGAAAAAGCAACAACGCTCTCGAAAAGTCTGGCCCTTGGGGTGACATCGGGGAGTAACTGGGATATTTTCGGCCCCTGAAATCTGAATAATAAACGTAGTGGAATCCCTGAAACTCGTAGGCTCTTGCCGCTTGCATACAACGGACTAGGTGTAAGCGTATTGATCTGTTAGATGCGTTAAGTTCTCTAACCCTTCTGGCATGAAGCGAATACTCTTTCAGCACCTCCAACTCAGCCTCATTCATGTCCTTCTTTTTCTTGTTTTCTAGGAACGGACTATCTGGTGGCGTGACTTCCGGGCCGGGCAATCCACCTAACTTTATATCTTCTTCAAGGCAGTATTGAATGAGTGCGGCAACCCTGTTATTTACTGCCCATTTGGTTTTCTGCAAGGAATTTAGGCAGGCGTATTCTCGGTATTGCTGAATGGAATTGGCATCTCTTAGATACCTAGATGAGTTGAGTTTGATTGCTGGGAACTTGAGAGCATCGGTGTAGTAACCGCCGTTAAAAACGCCTGTCCATTTTCTAGGTTCCTTAACTGCCGGTGGTGTCAGGCTCGACTTGCGTGTATCTTCCTGCAAGAGTTCTTTCATCCATTCCAATGCGCTTTCAGTCAGCCTTGCGTACTTGCGGAGCTTCGGGGCCGTGCCGACAACCGGGAACTCAACCAAGCCTGTTCGGATTCGGATACAATGCGCCATAAGCTGACCCACTTCCTGCTTCGTTCTAAGATTCCAACTATCCCAGACAAGACCACCTAGTTTCTCGGCTTTTATTAAGTTTTTGCGCTTTGCGTCACGACTGTTTGCCCGGCGTGTGTTGACTCGGCGTGTTGCGTAATTAAGATTTTTACTCTGGGCTTGGAACGACTGCATTCTTGCGTGATCTTCGATGACTGCACCAATCCTTCGGCAGAACTGATCGTAGTAATGAGTTGTGCTTTGCGAAAGAAGATCAAGGGTAAGTTTAAAGGCAAGATAGGCCGCAGTTTCCGGGGTGATTTGGTGTTCGATGAGGAACGGAGAAACTTTGGCAGGCAGACCGACCTTGGCCTTGCGCCTTAGTCGCACTTCGTCTGCTACAACTCGAACCCCCTCTGCCATAACCTTACGGGCATCCCGATTGACAGAAGCGATCCCTTTTTGAGAATTCTTAACAGTGTTCTTGTGAAGCTTACCAATAGACTCCCGCCATGCGGCAGTTTCTATTCTTCGTTGTCGATTAATTAGTGTCTGTGATCTGGGAACCATTTCGTTTTTTTTCTGCAATTTCTTCGTAAGTCACTTCACCAGACCAGATAGATTGAGCCACTTTTAACGGGACAGTAATTCTTCCCTCGTAAGTGATATTGTTTTTGTAAAATGCGACATAGCCTTTGGTATTACCCGGATTATTCTTCTTCCCCTTTGCCATTTTGTTACCTTTTTGGAAGGGCTTGCTGATCCCTTCTTCGTTCATCTTTATACATTTCTGGCGAGAGTTTTCACGATTCAGGCAACCACATGATTTTGTGTTTTCTCTTTTAACATCATTCTCGAAAAGGATGACCAGTTTTCCGCATGAACATTGGTACAAGTTCCGTTTGCGATAGCATTTATCTCCTGCTCGATATTTTCTATCAGCATACCCTTGGTATGTTAGCCTTGATGCTTTTCCCATCAGCCACCTTCGCCCTATGTTGAAAGCTTATTGGTTAGCGATTTTTTTTCTGGGGAAAGAAATAGGAAGAACCCCAGTGGAGTTAAAGAGGAACTATCGCCTTGGACTGATGGGGAGAGCAAAGTCATGCGTTTACCAATTCTTCGTAGAGTTCACCAAGCTCATGAGAAGCATTACCAAATTCAACGGCCCACTTCGGTTCATTGAGTTGATAGAATGCTTTTAGTGCTTCCTTGTTATCCTTCTTTGCTCTCAACTCGCTCCGAGCAAGCTCGATCCCGGTAAGATTGGAAGCCACTTCACCATCTTCACCTTCAACTTGGAGCAAGGTCACTTCTTGATGGGATTTTTCCAATTTTTCGGATTCGTTTTTTTGATTTTTCTGATTTTTCGATTTCGATTTACCAGATTGGCCCGAAAATTTTTCGTTTAACTTTTTGGTTTCTGGGGTTTCCTGTTCTTCGCCGTCCACATACTCCCAAGCATCTGCATCCAAGTCGTACTCAAACCCCGCCGATCCGTCTTCAGCTTTCAAGGCCGCCAGTTCGATCTTGTCCATCTCAAGTGGCAGTATTTTCATCAAACTCTTGATAGCCGTTTTCATCGCCATAGAGTCGTAATCTGAAACCCACGGCCCACCTTTACCGGCTTTGCTTTTGGCCTTTATCTCATCAATGCGCCACTTTGGTAGATACCTAAAAACAGGATCTCCATTTGCCATATTTGCCACGGCATAAGCACCAACAAACTCCCCTTTTTCTGGGTTTATTAAATTTGGTACATGAGTAAGTTTTGGATTCAGGCCAAACTCGACATCAAGCTTGTCGGTACTGTAAACACATTCAGCGTTTACTGAATTTACATGGGGTGATTGGAGAGCAAGCTTGATTAGGCCCTTATAGCCCGGAATGAGTTGGCATTTGTCTCCGTAAGGAACCAAGTAAGCCAATCCCTGCACTGAGTTGGGTAGAAGCCCCAATGAGCAGGCTTCCAAGGCCGCTTGAGCAATAGAGTTAAAAGTGCATTTCATGAGATTCGGTGATTTTTGAACCTCGGTCAGAACAGTTCTGATAACGTGTTCTTGAGTAAAACCGCAGTAGCTCGGCAAAGCGTTTGCGAACTTTGGTTTCATCTCATCTAATTTTACAACCAGTTGTTTCCCGTCCATTTTAGTTCTCCGTAAAGGCCCATCTGGGCAATTCAATCCCGGTGATTTCCAGTGGATAACCATCAACCCGATCTTCTTCGGGAGTGGCTTTCCAAAAGGCGTATTTTGCAAGGTCGGCTCTCGCCACTTTCCACCCTTCAGACATAGAAGCAGGCAAAAGGTGATGAATCGAAATTGCGTAAGGGGGAGACTTTTCAACGCACAGAAAAAGAAATTCTGGTTCCTTTTCGTGAATCTTAGCCCACCCTCGTTGATACCACGCCGCTTGAACGTGATACCTAAAATTGGCACATGATTTGGCAAACCCTTCTTCCGATCCGTCCCGTGTGGTTTTCAGGTCCACCAAAACAGTGTTGTCTTCAGTCGCAAAATCAGTTCTGGCTTTGCAAGTAACATTATGAAACTGACCTTCAACATAGACATCTTGCTCCCAGAAATATGAAACCTCTGGTCGTCCTGCTGACAAAAGGTTGCTCGCAATCGGGTGTGAGTAAACCGCTTCAGCCATTTGTTCGAGTCGGCGATACTGATCTTCAGGCAGTGGAATGCGCCCTTTGTTTCTTAGCTCAAATGCTTCAGCTTCAAGCTTGCCTTCCTTAGTTCGCTTGTTGAACTTTGGAGCTTTAACATAATCACGCTTAAATTTTTCGGGTTCTAATACCATCGTGTGAAAAGCAGAACCTTCGATCATGTCAGCCGTTGGTGGCTGAGAAGGGGCTTGCCAGTGGGCGATGGATTTGTGGATTCGGTCTAGGTCAGATTTGGAGATTGCGGGGTAGTCCCGGTAATCTTGATTTTCCATATTTTCGATGATTTCAAACCAATCCTTGACAGATACATCAACCATGATTATCCTTTTGCTTGTTCATTATTTTCTCCTTTTTGGGTGGCTTAGATGGAACTAGGCCCTCGACCAGCCGAGCAAACCACGACTTCCTCACAGTCACATTCTCGTAAAGACAGTCAGTTAGCTTGAGGGCCATAAAGCTTGTCCAACTGTTTTGAAATCCCTGCTCTCAACTGCTTGACATCAGCACGTTTCTCTTGAAGTGCTTCGGTCTTCTTAATCGCCGGGCCGAGCAGCTCGTTTAATTTCCGCATTTCTTCCGTGTTTTCCCTAAGTGCTTCCACAAACTCATTCATATCCATGCGCCCTCTTTACCCTCTCGTAACGATCTTTTTCTGATTCCCTTTTCGGGGCTTCAGTTTTCCATTCAGGTGGTCGAGAGTTCGCAGGATGGTCGTGGAAATAAACCCAATCCAAACCTTCATCATCTCGCCATAACTCAAACTGCCTGCCGTTTTCAATTCCAGTGTGCTTGTAGGGAATGGCCTTCTTAATCGGTTTTCCGCTTTTAACCATTGCCATAAGTTTCCCGACATTTTTTTTAACCAATTCATGCCGTTCTTCATTGACCCAATCGGGTTCAGGCAAGCCTTTCCATTCCGGGTTATTAAGCTGAGACTGAAACGCCCCGCCGGGTTCAACCCTTTCAACAAGCTCACGGAACTGAGCGATCTTTGGGAAGTAAGGTGGATACTCACAGGAAAGAGATTTGATTGTTCGCAGTGTCGCTACTGCAATCTGGTTGGGAGTAAGGTCTTGAAGCCCCGCTGACCACGTTGCCATCATTTCCTCGGTCAGATCCTGCCGGTAATTGGCGCACATCGCCTGAAGGCTTGTCAGAATTGCTTGGGTGTTGTCTTCCAAGATATTTTCTTCTGATTTCATCTGCGGTATTTCGGTTGCGTTGATCTAGGTTCGCTCTCGTTGGCTTCAACGGAGTGTCAGGAACGGAATCGTTTTCGTTTACATAGCTATCAAAGTTTTCTGGGACGTAAAGGGTTTTGGGTCTGAGGTATCTATTCATCTTCGGGTTGTTCTCCCATAACTTTTTCATTTTCCGATGTACTTCTTTAAAATCTTCAAGCGTGTATCCCTTTTTCTGAAGTGCCGTGATTTTCTTCTCGTATGTTTCAACGTGATATTTCTTCCCCCAAGTTTGGTTTATATCGGCGATCACTTCTTCGCAAAACGACAAGGTAGTAGGGGAAATAATATTATTTTTAATATTATTTTCAATACTACCTAATACTATACTTTCTTGTTTGTGACCCGCCTCTGGTACTGTCTTCGTTTCGCCTGTTGTCCTGCCAACTTGATATTTCTTGTAATTACAGATAGTTAGAAGCGTACTGTGTTGTCCTATCGGTTGTACTAAAATGCGTTCGATTTTTTGGAGTAAATTTAGGTATCTTTTCACCTTTCCTCGGCTCCATTTCCATCTCTTACACATCGTCAGTTGCGACCATGCTAACTGACCAGTATCTAGCTCAATCGACATATCTCTGATCATGACCTTTCCGGGCATTCGATTGGCTCCAAGAATAAGGTCGATCCACGCCTGAGACTTTGTGAAAGGCTCGGTAAGCCAAAGCTCATCGTCTTCGATCTTTCGGTGAAGTTTGATGTAGCCGTCAGTCATGTTGGGGCCGGGCTTCAATGCCCTCTTTTGCTTCAATAGCGTTCAACCCCTGTCTCAAGAATTCCGTTCTGTCCCTCACTAGACCCAACGAATGTTGGCGAACAGAGTCGATGGTTTCCTCGTCCAAAAGCTGACAGACCTTTGAAACTGAGAGGCCGACACCATCTGCCACATCTTGCAACGTGACACCTGAGTTTTTTAATAGTTCCTTTATAGTCATAAAAAAAGACTTGTAAATGTTTTTGTAAATCATTAAGTTAATATCATGTTATCTAAGTGATAACATAGTGTCAACACTTTTTTTAACGGAGTCATGAATGAGTTATGAAGCCAGAAGAAATAAGACAAAAGCGAGAGGATGCCGGATGGACTCGGCAGACTTTTGCAGAGCTAGTCGGTGCGCCAACTAGCGCAATTTATAAATGGGAAAAGGGGCATTCAAACCCTAGTAAAAAGAACTTAAAACGTCTGGAAGATGTTTTTAATGGTTCAGTAGATTCCGGGGCGAAAATCGCTTCGGGAGAAAATGAGTATCTGCATAAACGAATTGCAGATTTAGAAGCACTGGTTGCTTCACAAGAAAAAACAATAGAAGCGTTCCGAACTGCTCTGGAACGTATTGCTAAATCATAAATAACGCCCAAACGAAACGGGCATGATAAAAGGAGCTATAATGCGTAAACTAAATAAATGGGATGAATTAGTTATACGAAATGGGAACTATCAATTTTTCCAAAGGGATGGAGTAAAAAACAAAAAGCAGAAATGGTCTTTAACGGCTACGTCTTTTGGAAGAACAGGAATTAAGAATATGGCAGGAATCAATATTCGTACATATAAAGTAATGCTTTTTGGCAACCTTGCTTCAGGGGGTATCTATGAAACAACTTCATAAAGTGAAGTTTAAGATTTCCGACATCGTAGGATACAGAAAGTATTTGTACGCAAGAACTCAAACAGGAGAAATCCTGCATCATCAAGAAATTGAGGAATGCGGTGGCTTTTTAAAAAGCCTGTTGGAAGTTTCGGAAGGCATTTATGAAATGATTTTGATCGTAGATACGAAGCATCCTAAATTTGACGATTTAGGGCATATATCAAAAAATCATGGGTTCCAAATGGAACTGATTGGAATGCCAAAAGTTGACTGCTATGAGCTTAAAGAAATAGCGGGGAGGGTACTTGAAGAACAGGCGGCATAAAGCCGCCATAAACTAGATCAGCCCCGTTATTTGCGGGGCTATTTGGAGGTTGGTATCGTTGTGGTAGGAAAGCGTTGTTTCGATTTTGGTATGCCGGGCAAGCTTCTGAACAATCCTTGGTGACACTCCGTTATA